TTGTTCCTTGAAGTTGTTGTTAATTGCGACGTGCCCGATATTGGTTACGTTGGTCGCGACGCCTTTGCCTTCGGCCATCTTAGTGTCGAGCCCTTCCCAGATATCATTAAAGCCGTCTACGAAAGCACCGCCGGTGCCCTCGAATACGTTAAAAGATCCTTGGCCCTGTGTGAGCGCGATTATATTCTCGAAAAACTTCATAACCATCCAAGTTACACCTTGGAGTACGCCAAACAGGACGGCAAAAGCATCCGTTAGAGCTTCCACGAGCCAGATCAAAGCATCGACCCAGCGGGAGAGCCTAAATAGGACGGAAGCTTTTTGTGCGAGCATATCGAAGAGGTCAATCATAGGCCCAAACATTCGCATGAAAAGTTCCTTAGCGCGAGCCAAGGCTGCGGTTAATCTTGGAAGTGAATTTGCGAAAGCTATTGCATCATCGGCTTTAGTGATAGCAAAGGCCCTGCGTATGAATTGCAAAATTCCTAGAACTAGGAGGATAGGGCCCGCGACTGCTCCAGCTAAGGCCAATGCCCCGCGTGCTACGATCATCAGTCCGCTAAATACGCCGCCGGCTCCGGTAAGCATAAGAAAAACGCTTTTTAGGCCACCCGCAAACATACCCAAAAGTGCCCATGACTTTGTGGCAGCCGTAGTTATCATCGTGGTCCAAGCTACTTGAATACCGAGTAACCCCAGCGCCCACTTTAGACCCATAAAAGCCCCGATTAGCATACCTATTTTCGAGGCCCAGTTAAAATCAGCCTTAAGCCCTTGGAGTTGCTTAAGCATTACATAAAGACTCTTGGGATCTTTTATAATCCCATCGAATAGGCGTCGGAGATTGTCGACAATCATCCCACCTTGAAGTCTCAGAAAGAAGTTTAATCGCACAAGAGGCTTGCGTAGAAACTCAGAGAACAATTCCCCGAGGGGACGGAAGATCGAGAACATTCCCGACACTTGGTCGCGGAAAACTTGCATTTGGTTCGTAAGAGAGCGGGCGTTTCCGGTATTGATTTCTACCGTATTACCGAACTGAGTAAGCGCCGCAGTCAAAACCTTAAGGCGTTCCGCTGGAGCCATAGCATTAAACTTTTTGGAAGCATCCCCGCTGCGTAGCTTCTCCATGGCTTTGGTTTCTGCCACTAGCCGCGCAAAGAGGGGATCGCCCATAGAGGCCCCACCGCCTACGGTACGCTGTAATTGCCCCATCGCTAAGTCTGGATCAAAGCCTACAATTCCCGCGCTCTTAGCGTATCCTCGCGCCAATTCGGTACTATTCTTAAGGCTGGAGGTATCAAGGCCCTCTGCAATCAGTTGCGCCCCGATAGTAGTCGCCAGTTTAATCATCGGCTCCACGGGTAGGGAGAATTTCTGCGCCGTCTTATTGATACGGTTCATCGACTTCTCAGCCGAAAGCATCGCCTCTTCAAAGGCACGCGGGCCCGTGAAAAGGTTGTTTGATAAAAATACGTTGGAGATATTGCGCTGGGCTTGGCCAAACTTCTCAGAGGCCGCAATAGCCGACTGCACGAAGCCAAGCATGGACCCAGTGCCGAGGCCCATATAGCCGGCAATGCCCATGCTCAATTTTTGGAAGTTTAGGAGAGCTTGATCGGCCGCACTGGAGAGACTCCCCACTGCGTCCTGCATCGTTTTGGTATTGATTAGGGCCGAGCCTATTTCAAATTTAAACTCTGTTAAAACGTGAAAGATAGGCGCGACCATTATTGCTGTCTCCCTGATTCTCGCTCAATAATCTCCATGAGCTGATCGCATATAATGCGAAACTGCCATGACTTTAATTTAAGTATATCATCAGGGCGTAGCGAAGTGTACCGGCAAACCCAAGCTACTTGTCGCCAAAAGCCACGAGTTCGCTCTGGGACTCCCCCATACCATCGCTGCCCCCAGCCATTTTGCCGAGGTAGGTAGCGAGCTGATTGTACTCAGCAAGAGTAAACAATTTTGACATTTGCTCTAATTCAATTTTCGAGGGACGCTTTCCGTCGATCTCAAGAATCAAAAGCTTCATCAATTCCTTCTGTGCGAAGGTCACAAGAAGCATAGGGCTATCTTTGCCCTTTGGAGCTGCCAGTTGCATGGCAATCTCTTGGTCGTTAATTTCCGGCTCGCGCAAAATAACGACTTTTCCCGTTCCGAGAGTAACTTTATGGGCGTTAATAGACATTTAGGACTCGCTTTCTGGGGCCCGTAGGCCCCGATAAGGTTCTTAGAGAGACAAGCGACCAGAGGCTTGGAAGTCAAGCTTCTTAGTCATTTTCTCATTCAATCCACCTTGATCTTTTGACATCTTAAACTGGCAATCAAAATAAACGTAGCTCTTGGTCGTACCATCAGCGTAGTTTTCAGTGTGGACGAAAGTATAGTCGCCTACGCCGATACCGTTCAAGTTGTCAGTCACTAGCGCGTCGATCATTTCATCAAGAACTGCGTCCTTGACTTCAGCGTCGACGGATCCGCTCCAGCCCTCAAAGGACTGGTCGCCTTCGGGAACTGCTGAACCCACGAACATGGAGCGCGTGAAAGTAGAATCCTGCGCGATAGAGACTTTGGTAAGGTTAGCGATTTTGAGGTCGCCACCGTTTTTAAAGAATTTGATTTGCCCTTGGTGGCCGCGAATTGAAGCACTCATATTTTACTCCTTATGTCTCTGTTACTACCACGGACTCGCCGATCTCCGCTTGGAGAACGATGTAGCGCATGGAGCTGAAAATTCGTTGTTTCCACAAGATTTTAAAGAATCCTGCCGCGATACTTGCGTCGGTGTTAAGCGAGTTGACATCGACCAATTTAGCAAGGCCCGAACTAACTTCGGAATCTTTAGGAAGAATCCCATCGCGCTCCAGAGAGTCAATGAATTGCAGGAAAGCACCTTTTACAAGGTTACGGTTCTGCTTGGAGTTGACTGCGTTCTGGTAGTTCTTCAAAAACTTAGCCGCAGAGTTGGTCAAGAAGTCTGCCATTCGGCGACGTAGCACCATGACTTTAGAGCTATTGGCAATTTGTGTTACCACGCCCGACTTGATCTTGTGCCCGATGTCTGCATCGTACTCAAATGCCATAATGCCGGCATCTTTGAGGTTGATATAGTTGGCGCGGTTCATTGCTACTTTCAAGCCCGTTACTCCGGTCAAGAATCCAGCGTTCGCGACGAAAGCAGGATCAATATGGGGAGCAGTTTGTGACAAGATCGAAGCGACCCAGCTTGCAGGAGACTGGTAGGTATCGACTCCGCCGATAACAGTCTTGACCCAAGGATATGCGTAGATAATGCGGCCTTCGGTATCGCGGTAGTTAGCCACGTCCGAAATTGCGGTCGAAACCGAGTCGCCTTCTGCGCCGGCCAAGATAACCATTTTGTCTTGAGTCGTAGCAGCGTGAGCTTCGAGGTATCCGTTACGTGTAGAATTGTAGCTATCAAGGAAAATGAAATTCCCAGCGCCTTCGATCTCGCACTTCTCTAAAGCATCTTCGTAATCAGAGTTAGCGACGGTGCCGTCTGAGCCGGTAGCCAGAGCCGTGAAAGCTGCGTTATCGGGTTCTGCTGCCGAGGAGTTTACCACCGCAGTAATAAGGTTCGAGGAGGCGAAAGTTGCAGAGGTAATCGAAGCAATCGCTACGTTGTCGTAGACTTCCAAAGGAAGAACTGCGCCGGTATTAGTGTCTTGGATCGTGTACTTCTTGCCAGAGGTAGAGCCGGCTTCGATTTTGACTTGGATCCCGTTACCATATACGCCTTTGCCTTGTTTCGCGGTAAAGGTAATTCGAGCAGTAGATGAAGATTCAAAAGCTTTTACGGCTGCAACTGCATCGGATGCGATAACGCGTACGATTTTCAGTCTACCGAATTTTTTGTTCTTAAGTGCAAGGTTCAAGCCGTAAGAATCCGACTTGCCATACATTTCATGGATCTCTCCGATAGAGCCGACTTCCGTAAGGTCGCCGCTTCCGCGTTGTGCTTGCGCCACTGCAATAGCAATGTTCGCCGCTACGCCTTGCACGTTCGGAGGAGGAGCTGATTCGTCAATGACGATACCGTCTACGTCGTCCCAAGTTGTCGGATCAGAGCTTCTAAAAATTCCCATGTAAATCTCCTTTAAACTTCAATCTCATTATCAGTTATCTCCGCATCACTTTCAATAGGCTGCGTAATGATATACTGAGTCTTCTCTAAAATTGCCTTGCAATGCGCTCGGACTGTTAATCGGGCTCGCCACTCAGCCCTTTGGCTGGGTTCTTCGCCGTCGTTGAAATCATAACCTACAAGATCGTACCTAGCAAAAATATCATGATATTTAGGCAATGGAAGCGCCAATCCCATGACTTCTACGTTTGCGTTAAATGCTTTAAAAAAGTCGTCATAGATCCTAAAGCGTTCCTCTTTGGATCCGCACCAGATGTCAAGCTGAAGCTCGAAATCATAGGCCCCTACTTCGTACTTGGCGGTGGCTTTATTGGCTACTATCGCGGTACGAGAGAGAAATTCGGGCATCATATTCGAGAACTGGGGATTACCCGATATCAAGGTGATCGTAGGGTACTTTAGCTGCACGTTTTGGTTAGGCCAGTCGTACTGAATTGTTTGAATTTTGGGCATGGTGGCTTTGAGATATCCGCCTAGTGCCTCAAGAACTGCTTTTGTTACGTTGTCAGTCAAGTTTACGCAATTCCTCTTTGATATTCTCGATTATAGCAGGAAGTGCGTTCTGGAGTATATGGCGCGGCTTCATGCCCTGCTCGGAAATCTTCTTTTGAGTGTACCGCGCAAGTCCCTGCACTGCATCGTCATATTCTGGAGGCTGCGAAGCACTCCCCAAGACTCTCTTAGCCCACTCCAATAGTGGCTTTAGAGGCGGGGTGAAAGGTCGAGCGCCAAACTCAATAATAGCAGCGTGAGGAGCATAGTTTCCAAGAGTTGCTGACTGTTCGTCATGTGTGAAGTCCCAGCTTTGTGCGTAGAGCCCAGTGTCCACTGGGGACGCTTCGACTAGGAGCCGGATGGATTTAGCCAATCCCGAGACTACGCCGGTACGTTGTTCTTTAATCGAGAGACTAGAAAACTCGCCCAACACTTTGCCAAAGTTTTCTAGTTTAACGACTCGTGTACTCATTATTTTTTACGCTTTTTATTTTTTCCGTATATGTAGCCGGCAGCACCTACAGCAGCCAATGCCGAGATAGCGAGCCCCGCCTTAGATAGGGGTTTTGCTGCCCTAGCAGCGGCACCCTTCAAGCCCCCAAATTGCTTATCGCTCATCATAGAGGCAGAGCCTCCCGCGTAGCTGTACATTTTCTTAGAGAACAGACTAAACGCGCTCGATGGTTCAGCGGGTTTTGCTCGATTAACGCCACCTGCGTAGCTGTGCATTTTAGAGACCATATCATCATAGTTTTTAAAAGAAGAAGGTGGCGCTACTACTGCTTTTTTAGTCTTCATAGAGAACTGCCCCTTACCCTTTGGCCCGAGTGTCTCTGTGCTCTTTATTTTGATAGGTACAAGTCGCCCACGGATACGAACAAATCGGACGTCTTTAGCCATTGCTTAATTCCTCCGCGCTTCTTTGGTCAGAGCGCAATCTAACTTGAACGTGCCAAGTAATATAATCCTCGACCACGTTGATTACAGTATAAAGCTTTCCACCGATTTTGTAGAATTTTTCTACAAGATCCGTCGAAGTGCAATCAATCTCTGCCCGAGTCGCGTACTTGTTTTTTGACAAGTGTTTAATCATCAAGTCGCCGTTTTGTACCGAACCGCCTTCCTTGACCCTATGGTCATTGGATAGATCCCGTATCGCTGGAGTAGGCTCCAGTAATGTCTCCACGTCCTCGCAGACCCCAGCGCCTACCGCTTCACCTGTCCACGTCCTAGCGACCAGATACACCTTATGGATATCGGCCCCTATCTTCTCGCGCACGCCTAGTATGGCGTCCGAGCAGCCTTTAAGAGAATCTAAAATTCCTTTGCTCATACGCAGATTGAAGTGCCGCCGCCGCCCATGAGTGGGATATCGGTCAAGGCAGCTAATTCTTTCTTTAGTTTCTTTTCTTCGCGGCGAAGTTGATAAAGCTCATCATCGCGCAAGATGATATCTCCCACTTGCTTGGCCGAGAGCCTACAAATGGCAGAGTCAATAGATTCTGTGATGCTTTTAATTCGTGTTAGCAGCGTACGTATCTGTGCTTCAATGGGGCCCGATAGGCCAATCAATCTATCGGCTATAATCTTCGAGTAATCCGTTGATCCTTCGATCAAAACTTTTCCAGACCATCCAAGTCGATAAACTACATCAGCCTTTTCTGTGTCTGAAAGTGCCATGCCTTACTCCTTAGATTTTGGTTTCTTCTTGGCGCTTTTAGGCGCTTCGATTTGTGGCTCTACAGCCTTTGGCGCTGCCTTATCTGCCGCTGCCTTATCTGCCGCTGCCTTTTTCTTAGCATTAGCTTGGCGGCGTCTTGCCATCGTTCCCATGAGAATCCTTTCTAAAAAGAAAGACGAGGCCCTTACAGGCCCCGCCGTCTTTTTTATTTTACAATTGGCAGAGTTGCAGCACCATGATGGCGCTGGTCATTTGCACAGTCCCAGTCTCATCGTACACGACTTTGAGGCTAGATCCTGCGGCCTGTTCTGCTTCAGCAGCAACAAGATTCATTGCTTTAGCAACGAGAGCGGTCAAGCCGTTCTCATGTGCTGCGCGTGAATCAAGTTCAGCGATAACAGTCGAACCATTTTGCAAGCGAAGGTCAACATAGTTGCTATCAGAAGCAGCGATGCCCGCTTGGTCGATGATCCATGCGCCCAAGATTTTTGATTTCTTGGGCAAGTAAAGTGCAGGAAGCGAGCCATCGGCTGCGATAGAGCCGAGGTCGATTTGCACCAACATAGGGTTATTTTCATTTGATAATGACATTTTTTCTATTCTCCTATTACGTGCTTACGGTGGTGGTTACGCGAGCTGCGCGATAATCTAACGCAGACACTTTGCTGTGGAAAGACTTAACGCCGTACCATTCGTTAGCGGTGAAGATCCATTCACGAGCAAGAAGATCGTAGTCACGCTCGACTTCCATTTCTTGCTTGATGATGATTCCGAAGGATCCTGCTTTGTGGATCGTAGCTTTGAAAGCATCGGTAGAGTTGATGTCAGCCACTTGGGTAACAGAGTCAACGGTAACGATAGCCATTCCGAGCATCCGGCCTTTGAAGCCTTCGAGACCAAACATAGGATCGTTAGCATCAGCTTTCAAGAATCCAGCGGTCGAATCGTTCACGAGGTCAAGGAATTGCTTGCTGTGAATGAAAACGACTTGAGCTTGATCGGCTTTATCGCCGAAGCCTTTGATCTTGCCTTGGTTCAAAGTGCGAACGTTCATTGTGTGAGCTGCGAGGGTAGCTAAGTAACCTTCAACAGAGTTAGCGTCATCGCTAATTTCG